AGCTGCATGCGAGTCTTGGAAGACTTCCCGCTGTACCGTACGACGCTCCACCAATTGATAACGTTGCAGCAGTATCAGTAAGCGTTTGTGTTGTTCTAATAACTGGAACGCCTCTAAACCCAAACGGTAGCACTTTGCTTGGAATTGTTCTATTATCAACGCTTGGGCTCACAATAACGCGAATCCTACGACTTGCATTTGGAAACTTGCCGCTGATAATAAGACGTTGTTCTGATGACTCAGACGAGTCAAAGTTAAACGTGACTTTGCGGTCACCAATTTTCTTTGCAATATAATTTTTGCTTGAAGGGTTTAAGTCACAACCAGCGAATGATTCAAGAACACGAGTAGTTGTGTCTGTGTCGTGAAGGTCGCGAAGTATGACGTCGAATGTTCCAAATTCATTCGTAAGATCTGTTGACGCTTTCACGTTTGAGATTGAAATCTTAAAGCTGTTGTTGCTTACTGCACCATCTGATATGGTTTCAAAATGGAACAGATCATATTCTGTTGAGCCAAATGGTTGCGATATAAATGATGTTGTTCTTGGGGCGCTAAATCTTGTATCAAAGCGTCCAAAGTTTCCAAGATATGCAGCAGAGCCAGATGTAATTGCAACCTGGCTATCACCGACGGTGTCGATTGTTACCAGCTCGTTCTCAACCGGAAAATCAAGGTACAATAAGTGTTGCTCTTCTTGAAACTTACGAGGATCTGTGTTAAGAACATTTCCAAAATAATCATTTGAGCTTGGGTCAAATGATGCTGTCATTATTCTTAAACCAGCGACGCCGTCTGTTGTTGTAAACGCAGAACCTATAGATGATGAAATTGCAAGCTTAAACTTTTTGAATGTTGACGATGCTGTGTTAAGATCTATTGATGCAATGTCGTCAATCGTGGCGCCCGTGCCTGTCCATTGTGAACCAGCACCAGTCATATCAAGAACCATTCCACGTGAGCTTGTCGGGAACATCAAAACGCCGCGGACAACGTTAACCGTGTCAGCAGTAGTTGGGTTAAAGCTTGGGTTGTCGCTAAAGACTGGGAAGCCGCGCCATTCTGATGGTGTTGATGTATCTGCTGGTAATGAATGACGTGCAACAAGAAGCTGAACGGTGTTCGCTACTCTGCCATCACCAGCAACGGTAGCAGTTGAGCCTGACAACTTGAAACCAGCATTTAAAACAATACCTTGTGAAAGAGTCGCTGCGAAATCTGCGTTACTTGCGTTTGAGCCAGCACCAAGAACTCTAATAAAAGTTAATGCGCCTTTATGCTTTAACCATTCATTCGCAGCATAAGTTGCAGGAAAGTTTGAATTTAATCCTCCAAAGCGAGCCTGATAATCAGAAAATGACGCCACTGTAGTGGGTACAAATGCTGGGCCTCCGGCTGCAGCGCCAATAATCCCGCCAGGGATGCCCACAGGTTGTGCACCGGGGGCTGTGAGCTCAATCTCCTGTTCAAAAAACCCAGGAGAACGAAAAATTTGTTCCGACATCAGTTTTGCTCCTATAGATTAGGCTAATCAAATGTAAGTATCACGTAAGAATCAAAACTGACGAATCATTTTATGTCTTTATCAGATTTCAACGTTTTTGTTATAGTGGTCAATACCTCTTCTCCATGAACCTGTGAGATGCTTCTGACCTTAACCATAACATCCATTGGTCGACCAGTCATTGGGTCAACAGAAAGCGTTCTGGTGGTGCTAGATGTCAACGTGGATGATGATTCTGTACCGCCTACTGCGGTTGTTAGCTTGTCCAATATGCCCGATCGTCCTTGAATCCCGCCTGCTGCAGTTTCAGCTTGTCTTTCTGAGACTGAACCAATTGCTCCAACAATTATTGGATCGTCGACTGTTGAAACATTGTCCAAAAGTCTTGAATCTATTCGCATATCGTCAATATTTCCAGCAAGTTTCTCTTTGCTGACGCCTTCAACAATTCCAAATGAAAACTGAGTTGCAGAGACTGTTCTCCTTAGCCCATTTGGAATACCAGGTGAGGATGGCAGCACAATATACGCAGAAACTGCGGCGGTCATTGTGTGTTTGATTGTTCTTTCGTCATCACTCATATTATCGAAAGTATTTTCTGAGTTGATGCTTGGTTCAAAGGTTGCGTTGAACCAATAGCCAGCGGGTGTTTCGATTCTATATGATCTAGCCCGAATGTTGTGGTATCCGCTCATGATTGTCGTCAAAAGCTCGTTGCTGTGCTGCATAAATTGCGTCCAGATGGTCACTTCATACGTTGCAGTAAAAAATTTTGGAACTGGTATAGAGATTGTCTCATAAATCCCGTTTGACAGGTTTGGTTCAAGCAATCTGCCATGAATAGTTCGACCAGGCTTATCTTGCGATGTTCTACGTGAGCCTGAGCCTGGAATTCCGACTGATTCAAATCCAGCTGAATTGATTATTCGCTGGTAAAGCGGATCTTCTTTTGAAAGTCTGCGACGAATATCGATTGTGCCAATGTCACCCATCTCAATTGATTTTTGTGCCTGTTGCTCTATTCCACTTCGTGATATTGTGATGAGCGGAACAATAAGCGCACCGTTTTTATCTCTAAGCGGCTCTTTTCTTCTTGTTATTGCGAAGCGCTCACCTGTTGCGAAGATGACAGGGACTTTTTTTGTGCTGCCGTCTTTGAGCCTATAAATAAGTGGAATATCTTTATCAAAAAGGTTAAAAAAAGCGCGATCAACGTCCTCAAGCCCGCAAGATGGTACAACAATATCAGCTGGAGCTGCAGATCCTTCATATCCAAGAGTTAAAGACTCACGACCATATCTTTTGCCAACGTTAAATCTCGTACTCATTCATCACCGTAAAATGATGAGTTGGTTCCGTCAGGCGCAACTTTCTTTGGTCCGGTTAGCGGTGCATCTAGTTTGCTGTCTGCCTGAAGCTCTCTGCGATCAGCTGTTGGTCCAAGCTCGTTTGTTGCTGTGCCGCGTTGTTGAACGAATATTTCTTGTGAAACGCTCTCTGTTTCGAGTGTTTGGTTTGTAGGCCCTTGCGCCAGCTTGTCGATGAGCCCTTCTCTTGCCTGCTTTCCAATAAGCTTGTAGCCAGTGACATGCTCTACTTGACCAAATATTTTGCTGATGGTAATGACTTGAGTTAACTCAAAAAAAACAGACCCGTATGAAATAAAATCTCCTATCTTCATACGAAGATCTTTATCTGTTAAATCACGAGAATGAACGCGCGCTTCAATAGAGTGAAACTTTTCGCTACCGAACTTGTTTGTCTTAATTTCACCAGGTGACCACTCAACAAGCGCGTCAACCTCAATAGGCGGATCAAAAATCTTTTCTGTTGACTCTTCGTAAACGTCATGAACAAAGGTTACGTCAGTTCTAACCGAATAATAGAATATTACTTGACCAATGACGTCTTTTATGACCTCTTTTGTTAGATCGCTAATGAGATCAAGCTCTCTCGGTGTGATGAAAAGACGTGCCATTCTTGTTTATCCTATTGTGATAACTCGACCCATAGGGATCGGGACTGCCTTCAAGATTTTTTGAAGATTATCAACTTCTGCAGCCTTTACCTCAATGAGCTTGTTGTAAGTCATTGAGTCCAGCATCTCTTTTAAATCAGTTCTAAGCTTTTCTTTTTCTTCCTTTGCTGTGCTTTTTAAATCTGCACCGTCTAATGTAAGATCACCACCTGGAATAGGTATCGAGCTAAATTTTGACCTGATCATGCCAAGCAGCTCTTTGCAGAGTGCGAGTGTATATTGTCTTGCCCATTGTCTTGCCATTGAGTTTACTTTTGAATAGACAAAATTTCCAAAAGGAACATTCGACAGATTAGAAACTCCGCTTATCGAGGCGTCTGGTATTGCTGGTTTCATTGGGTCTGACTCAAAACCAACCCGAACCCAAAGCTTTAGAGGATTATCTGCTGTTGGTGATGGAAATATTCTTAGTTTTGTGCCAGTCACTCGATAACTGTAATTTGAGCGACGAACACGGTTCGAAATGTTCATTTGACCACCACGAAGAATATCTTCGAAAACTGGTAAAACATAAAATACTGTTTCTGGTGTAAACGATTCGAATGAAAATTCATTGTTCAGGTAGTTAATTGCAGATGTAGTATCGAAGAATCGATATGCCGCCTGTGGGTTGAAATGCATTACCTCAAAAATTCTAAGTTTTCCGCGTGATGGGTTAAGGGATGATGAAAAAATAGGAACACCAGTTTCT